GGTTTAGTCATAAACCATTTCGCTTCTTCGTAAGTATATGGCCACATTAGATCCAATACTTTCCTTTGAACATTAGTTCCCGCTGACGTCTTTCCAGATCAACTAGATCTGTAGACTTTGCAAGATATTCATGTACAGGATCTTTGGCGGTAAAGAGATTTTTTAAAAACTTAATCACCATACACCTCCTTGCGCAGACGATCATTGAGCATCTGTGCGATAGCAGGAACACTCATATCTGGGTATTCGTGCCTGAGTTGTTCGGCGATTTTGTAGTTTGCTTCTACGCCACGTGCCATGATTACTGCTTTACCGATCGCTTCGATAAATTGTGCGATTGGGTTAACGATCGCTGCTGCGATTGAAAAACCCTTTAGTGCTATTGCTGTCATTGTATGACTCCTCGTAATTGTTTCCGATTGAAATTTTACGAGGCAACTTTTCTTCTGGCAGAACAACTTCTAAATTGACAGTTAAGATTCCGTCCTGAAGATCCGCTCCAACGACTTCGGTGTATTCCGAAAGTCTGAATGACTTTGACCAGTTTCGAGCACTGATACCTTTATGAACATATCGATCTTGTTCGCGACGATGCGGACGATCACCTGTGATCTTCAAGACATGGTCTTTCACTTCGATATCGATGTGTTCTTTTTTGAATCCTGCCACAGCAACTTCGATGGTGAATTTAGATTCCTCATCTTTTACTACATTGTGTGGGGGATAAGTATCTTTTGCCTGCTTGTGAATATTCTCAAGTTGGTTAAAGATGTGGTCGAAACCAATGAACCCAGAACGTGGGTATACGATGCTTCCAGTCATATGTACCTCCTATGGATAGCAAGGTTAAACGAGTCCCGATTATCGGCGACTCAATACTATATATAACAGTTCCAGTTTTTATTCGTAATCAGTTGGGATACCAAGCATTGCACTGAAACCGAAGACCTCCATCAACATAAATGTGAAGAGCATCAGGATAATACTCCAAGCAATCAGTTTGCTATTGAAGTTTGATGCTGCTAATTTAATCGCAAGAATCTCGTTACCGAAAAATCTTAAAATTAATTCAAATTCATTTGGGTCTTTATTAATTTCTAAAACTTTTTTATCTTCTGCCATTATTTACACATATCTTCAAATTTCCACGAGTGAACTCTGTGCTGTGACAGATCACCGATGTGGTCGTATGAAAAAATCATTTTGAACCAATATTGTATTTTGGACATAATTCCCATTCTTGTTTCTCCTTAAAAGGTATGATCTTAATCTGACGCATAGGTGCCAATGGTTCTACTTTACTTTTTTCGATTGAGATTAACCCCCAATCGCTCATGAGTTGAGCGATAGTATTCCTGCGTGCTATATCGTTTTCTTCTAAGTTGGATTTCTTACCATCAAGCAAAAACAACTCTTTGAAGTGAACAATAAAGTACCTTCCTTGTTTGTGTAAGATATGACAGGATTGAAATAACTTCTTATCTTTACGAGAGGCGACACCGATCCGAGTCAGCGTCTCACGAACCTTCAGAAAATCATCTGGTTCATTTAGAGTGACTTCAAGCATAGCACTTGGAGACCACTCCACAATATTATTTTCTTCCACCTTTATAAACCTTCTTCTTCAATTCATTAATCTGGTCTGATGTGAGAAGGGACAAGGCGGATTTTGCTTTTTGGTTGCTGTATCCATAATATTCCTTGACAACTTCCACTTCACTTTCGGTTTCAGGTTTTATCCATTTTGAAAACCGTTTTTTCTTTCTGACGATATTTATAAGAAAATCATATTTCAGACGGTTTTCTAGGTGGTGATGTACATTCATCTCGTTTGCCATTAACACTGTGTCATGAAAATAAGATAAAGACCTATTTACCATGAAAGAGTTATATGACTTCTCAGCGAGATCATCAACCATTATATCTTTTTTATTATGTGTGATAGAGTTCACATATTCAAATGGGTTCATTAGAACCATCCAATCTTTATGCCATTATGAATTATGATAAAGAAACAAGCAACCATATGAGTGACCACCCATATAGTCCTAATAACAGCGGCAATATCACTTTCACGACTATCCTCACTTATCTTTGAACCAATTGTTTTGCACCAAATAGTCCAAGCACGCTTCATCCAAACATCTCCACACCGCCATCATTTTCCATATCCCAAAGTAATTCTTTTTCTAACAATCTCTTAGTAAACACTTCTGTGTCTACCTTGTTCAGATGTTTGCCTTCAAAGTAAACCTGAGGAACTGTGCGGTGTTTATTTTCTTTCAGAAACCTTTTCGCATCCATATCATAACTAACATTGATCTCTTCGAAGTTGTAACCCCAAGATAAGAGTTTCTTCTTCATGATCACGCAGTAAGGACAACTGTCCTGAGTGTATACAGTGAGTTTCTGTGGTTTAAGAAAATTCGACATTCGCCATGACCTCCGTTAAGCAAGCAACTACATTAAGTTCGTGATCTGCCACAAACGCATTTTTATACTGATAATCAGCAAGAATCAGAACTAACTGGGGAATAGAGTGAGGTTGTATGTTGTCACTCATCCTATCATATATATTCCGAAAGATTGCTGAAGAATCGGTATCAATGTTATCTACGACCCATTTTCTCATCTTTTTGAAGTCTTTATTTTTTAAACAAGAGAAAAGATTATCGTAGTTGCTATCAGAGATATTGACTAGAATGTTCTCATCAATAGAACCGTTGGCGATACCATATCTCTGAAGTTCATTGAGAACACGTCTCCAGTCAGGATAATGTTTCATAATGATATCAGCAAGAACCTGTGGTTTTTCGCAGGTAATACTTTCGTCAAGTAATATCTGCTGGCAACGAGTCATGAACTCACCGCACAGAGTTGCTTTATCACCGCCATTGAACTCATACACGCCACACCGAGAATGTAAAGGTTCAATGATACGATTCTTGAAGTTACAAGTGAGGATGAATCTGCAGTTGTTGGAGAACTCTTCGATAAAAGCACGAAGAGCAGGTTGCGTTGACTGCGGATTCAAGTAGTCTGCCTCATCAAGGATTACAACCTTGAAACCACCCTGTAATGAGACAGTTGATGCAAACTGCTTGATCTTGCCACGGAGAGTATCAATATTGCCCTCTTCGGAACCGTTGATGACAATATGGTCAAGATCAAGTTCGTTGCATATTGCTCGTGCCACTGTGGTCTTACCGAGTCCTGCTGTTCCAGTGAAGAGCATGTTAGGCACCTCACCAGAAGCAACAATTTTCTGAAAAGTCTTTTTCAGTTCAGGTGGAAGGATACAATCTTCAACCTTGCGTGGACGGTATTTCTCCACCCATAAAAATTCGTTTGACATTCACAAACTCCATAACAAAACATAATTATATCACGAATTAATTGCAAAGTAAAGATTATTCTTCTTCGTCACCTTCCATCGCCTTTTCTTGTTCCATCTGCTCAACCAGCGAAATAATTTGAATCGCTTGATCACGCAGTTGACCGATGGTAGAAAGTTCTTCACCTTTAAACCCACCACGTTGTGTAACAGCGTCGACGACTGCTACAGTTGAGCGAGCAACTTGGTTGCCCAGTTTCATCAATTCATCAGTATTATCTGACATTCTATTCTCCAGTATATGTTGAGGATTTTTCTAATGCAATCCAATAACGAACGTTCATTTCAGTGTGCTTGAACTCTGAGATAAGTTTTGATGAAATACTCACCTCATAGTCACCAGGAAGCAACTTCAAGTTTGAGATATTTATCACAAAGTTAAACACATTACTTGCGGGAAACTCACCACCAACTTCGATCGAGTAAGTATTTGATGTTGAGTTAGCATTATCCACAACGGATAATACGAGCGATCCATCTTTCCCAGAGATGGTCATTTCGTTATGCCCAAGAGTAGATGCGGCACGTTTAATCTTATTCATCGTGTCGTTGTCAAAGGTAAACTTGACATCTGCTTCGGGCATATTAATATCTTTGGTTGGCGAGGTCAAAGTTTCTTCAGGAGAGAAGAAATATTTGATCTTAGAACGACCAGTAGAATCGCCAACAGTGACGAACTCGTCTTCAAACTTAAGACTTGGCGTATCCATCAAACCGAGCACACCGATAAACTCATTAAGATCATAGATACCAAACTTACTCGGGAACTCTTCCCCGACTGTAGCACTAGCAACTACATTGCGTGCCTCAGAAATAGTTTTGATATTGTTACCTTGTTGAACCAGAAGATTCTGGTTGATGCCTGAAAAGTTTTTCAGGACTTCAATAGTATTTTCATTCAATTCCATTATATTCTCCGTGGATTTTCATTTTTATATTATACTATATTTCAGCATAATAGTAAAGTCCTAAGCGACCATTTTGCTGAAGTTTTTTTCTTTTTTAAATTCAATTTTATGATTGAACTTACCATCAAGAATCTCACCTTTATGAGATATGACAAACACATTAGTGTTGTCGTCAAGAGTGTAGAGAATCTTCAAAAGGTTTTCTACACCATCATGATCTAGAGATGAATCAAAGGTTTCATCCAGGATCAATAGGTTTGTAGAGACAGAGTTCTTCATCTTAGCAATCTGCCTCCAAGTGAACAACAACGCCAAATCGATACGTTGCTTTTCACCCTCACTGAATGAGTCATAGGTAAACTCATCACGATGGCGAGATCGTATAGTTTCACTGAATGACTCGTCCAGATTAAAGTGTACAAAGAAGTCTAGAACCTGTAGATACGAGTTCACGAACTTATTGATTGCTGGTAGATACTGTTTGATAATCTTAGTCTTGATACCAGTATCTTTCAGCATTTCACCGATGACCGTGTTATAGTTAAACTGCTCAGACATAGATATCTTGCTTTCTAACATAGCATCTTTAGTCTTCCGCATCTCATCACGATCGTTTCTTGCTTCGGTTAAATCAGCACCAACCTGATTATCTAAGGCAGACTGGTATTCTGAGATTTGGTTCTGGAGCGCAGAGATCTCCCTGTTGTTCTCACCGAGTTGAGATACTTTAGATCGAAGCGTTCGAAGTAACTCGCTGGTCTCGCTAATCTCTTCCTCCACCTTGGACCCTTCCTCACCAACCTTACTGCGTTTGGATTGAAGCGATCTTGCTTCTTCTTTCGCTGCTGATAGAACGACAGATTTATGCGAGTCTGAGATGGTTTGGTCGCATACGGAACATACCTCATTCTCCTCGAAAAACATGGCACGTTTCGCGACTTCCCTCGACTGCGTCTGAAGATCTTGACCTCTGAGCATAAGGGTCTGGCGTTGATTAGATAGAGTCTCCATCCTTTCCTCGGCACTTCGTAAAGATTCTTCGAGACCCATGCTAAGGACACTATTCTCATTTTGTAAGTCATCGATGTTATTCTTCGACGACGATATCCTAGATTCATAATCCCTCCTTGATTCCTCAGTGACTGCTGCTACATCTTTGATGTATTTTTCTTGCGCAGCAATCTTGTTGTTCTGAATATCAATATTGTAATTGAGGTCTTTTAATGAATCTTTGAGTGCATTAGTCTTTTCCTTTAGCAATGTGTTCATAGCACTGAACACGTTAATATCGAGAAGATCTTCGATCACCTCGCGACGATGCCCTCCAGCAAGTTGCATGAAGGGGATAAATGATGACGAACCAAGAACCACCACTTGGTGAAAGGTTTTATGGTTCAGTTTCAAAATGTTTTGCTCAAGAATCTTTTGGTATTCTTTAGCATGCGATGACTGGTTAATCATCGTCCCGTTTTTCCAGATCTCGAACTTCGTTGGTTTTACACCTCGGATAACTTTGAACTGGTTCTTTCCAACGTCAAACTCCACCTCAACCAACATATCCTTCCTGTTGACTGAGTTGATGAGTTGACTCTTATTAATATTTCTATGCGCTCTACCGAACAACGCAAATGAGATAGCATCCAACATTGTGGATTTACCTGCACCGTTCTGCCCAACGATGAGTGTAGACTTATCTGAGTTGAGCGGTATGCTCATAAAGTTATTACCAGTGGAAAGAAAGTTTTTCCAGCGGATATTTTTAAATTCAATCATACTGACTCGAGTGCCTGTGCTTCTGTCATTAGTTCGCGAACCTGAGTTTTGATTTTATCCTTATCTAGATCTGTATCGACTGCATCGATATAGGTATCTACGATAGTGGAAGTATCATCAAACTCAATTTCTCCATCATCAATATTCTCGCCGAGGAACTCCGTAAAGTTTTCGGCGATCTTCAGTTCGTGTATGTTACGATTCTGAATACGATCAATGAACCGATCAAACACAAACTGATCTTTTCTATTTACAACAACAACCTTAACAAACTTGTTGTCGAACTGTTGCATGTCGTCCCAACTATTATAGTCTATTTTGTCGTCGTCGTAAAGAACTTTTTTGAATAAAGTATAATTATTTCTTATCTGAGTAATCTCACGAGTCTCAGTATCTACGATATGAAAATACTTAGGATCATGAGCGTCAGACCAGAAGAACTCCATCTGACTCCCTAGATACCAGATGTTGTCCTGCCTAGAACTTACATGAAAGTGCCCAGTAAGAACCTGCTCAAATTTACTGAACACACTCTTATCTATACCGTGTTTATTCGTGACACCCCTTAACATTTCAAAACCGTTGAGTTCTAAATGTGCACCCAACCAATCTGCCTTACACTCACGGATAAAGTTCATTGAAGTATCGTAGTTCTCAGGATTGATCCACGGAAGCAGTGCCATCTTGAGTGACCCATACTCCATGACTGTGGGTTCCATAACGATATGAACTTCATTCATGTAGTGACCAAGCAGTTCTTTGAGACTGTTTAGGTCATTCGTGTTCTTGTAATATGTATCATGGTTGCGAGGAATAATATCCATCCGCATACCACGTTTGCGTAATACATCAAGAAAGTGTTTACGATTATGATTGAGTGCTTTAAAGTTTACGAACTTCCGATGATCATAGTAATCACCCAGATGCACAATCTGTTTAATCCCATGCTTTTCACACTCCGGAAAAAATATATTATCATAAAACTCTGCTGCATTGTTTAGGAATATTTCAGCAGAGTTGCGGATACCACAATGGGTATCATTCAATATTGCTATCTTCAAGTCATAAACTCCTCGAGGTCTGAATCAACCGTTCGAGTTCTTCGCTTTTTCTTTTCTTCTTTATTATATTCTTTTAATTCATTATCAAACGATTTCACCTTTTCAATACGATCACGCAGTCCATCTACAAATGCCCCGACTACTTGTGTCGACATCTCGTCGCCAAGTTCGTTGTCAATGAAGTTTTCGATACCTGCCTTCGTAAGATATTTCAACTTTACGTCTTGCTGTTTCTTTTCTTTAGCGATACGTCGTAAGAAGGCAAACCATGTAATCTGCGTAAAATACGCAAAGGCATTAGGTTTGCCTGTACGAGTTGCTGCTTCTATGTCGTAGTTCTCAATTGCCTTCAAACAATTTTCTACCGCATCCATGACCATTTCTTCGCGATATGTATAGCGAATAAAGTTAGATTTATGAGATAAACCCTCAGCGATTCGTAAGAAACACTGGGCGATATAATCGGTCACTATCGGGAGTTGTTCATTGTTCTTCTTTGCTTCTCGAACTGTTTCCACATACTCTACAACTGCCTGAGAAAAATCTGCATTGTTGACGTAATGTATGCTTGCTCTTTTAGATCTTGCCATAATCACATCCTTTCATTATTATTATAGTCTATTTGCGCAAAATAGTAAACCATTATTTTTTTAAATAAAATGTAAAAATAATCCTTTACAGATTGTCTATTTTGAGGTATAATAGCATTAATGCGCCAGAGAGAGGGGAATACCTTTAATGGAACGTGCCTTTAGGTTTAAAATTGATGATATTATTTGTTTCACCTGAATCGCCATCTTTTTCAACATACTGTTCGTGGATACGTTGCGATAGATATTCGTGCACTTCTTCTTCGCTCATATCATCGATTTCTGCTATGATCTCATCCAGGTTAAATTCTGCCTTGCCGTCTTGGGATCTCTGCACCTCTTTGATGGCACCAGAATAATGAACAACCAAAGTTTTAGAAGGGAGGGTCTCACTTATAATATGACCTACATTAACAACCACCAACTCATCAAAATTATCTTGGAAGGATACTAATGGTCTGAAAGAATAATATCTAACATTGTTTTCGTAATCCTCTGCTGAGTTAATCTTGAGTGCTTTCCGTACGATAAGACTGCCCTCTTCTGCGGCATCCTCTACGACTTCACAGATGATTTCGTCACCGTTGGTAAGTTTAAATTGTTTTAAGTTCATAAATCTATAGTCACACTTCTATGATTGAATTGTTCTTTTTCGTATATCTTGAGTCTTTCACCTGCGTGTTGCAGAGCGAAATTTTTTCTCTGACCCCAACTGATGTCGTCAGCAATATCGTATAGCATGGTTTCCCTATCACTTTTCCTCAGTCCCCTGCCTATACTTTGCAACACACGAATTTGAGATTTACTCGGCGAAGCGAATATAATATTATGCAGGTTCTTAATATTTATTCCTGTAGAAAACGTGCCTAATGAAGCAACAGTGATCGAGTTCTGCATTCTTTCCACAATGCCTCGTATTGCTTCACGGTCGGAGGTATCCGTACCACCAGACACAAAAAAGACTTTACGATCTTCATCTGCTTTATCCCTTATCAAGTTGAACAATGGTTTCCCATGCTTATCCACATAATTATATAGTACAAGGGTGTTGCCTTTTAGATCGAGTGCTAGGTTTCTTATGAAGTTGTTTCGCTTTTCGTGTCCGACAATAAAGTCAATCTCGTCTTGGTATTTCTGCTTGCCGAAGTCCCTTTTGACGTCTTCCGGATAATTAAGAATGAGTCTCTGGATTGATAGTTTTGCCAGAGTGTCGTTATCTTGTAGTTGCTTTGTTGTTGTGACTCTATAGGTTTTCCCGAATAGACCTTGTAAGACCAGTTCGTGCGTTTGTGATCCATCTAATGTTCCTGTTGTACCGAATCTATATTCTGCCTCAGTGCATTTGTTCATGATAGTCATAAGTGACTTTGACTTAAACCCATGACACTCGTCACCTATGACGCAACCGAACTGACTGAACCAGTCTTTATGCAATCTATGAACTGATTGCCAAGTAGTAATCACGCATGCGGCATCAATATTATTTTTATCTTTACCCGAATAAATTTTATGCATCGCACCTTCAGACCAACCATATTCTAAGAAGTCTGCGTACATTTGCTCGACCAACGATGTTGTCGGTACGATAATGAGAACTCTACCTGCTTTTGGGTATGCGAGACCGTTCGTCAAACGCTGTAACCAGTAGCGAATGATATTGTAGATTATGAAGGATTTTCCGGATCCTGTCGGCGAGAGGAGGATTCCTCTTTTTCTCGTAATCGCCTCTCCCACGCATTGGTACTGATACTCGCGAAGAGTGTAAGGGGAATTAAGAGTGTCACAAAAACTATCAAGATCGTGCTTAGTAATTCTTGTTCTTGCATCTGGTGCTCCATACTTAGTCTTTTCGGACTCAAGTATATAGTTCCGATTCTCGCAAAAATCGGAGAGATGATAAAATAAACCTGCAGGAAGTGTGCGATCTCTTAGTGTGAAGAGTCGTATCTTGCCATCCCACATACGGTTTCTGTATGCAGGCATGAACTTATATCCAGGAACGTAAAAACTGAAAAACTCATTCAGTTCTTGAGCGATACCTGAATCACAAGTTATCTCAAGGTTTGCGTGATTTAATTTCCTGACTCGAATTGTTTCCATTTGATTATATTACTGATCGTCTGATGACGCCATTTAAGGTTATCAACAATATCTATAAGAGTATCTACGACAGTTTTCCAGTATTGAATCTTCTCCTCAGACTTCTGTATCTCGGGATCTGAATCATAATAATAATCCATCTCGCCTTTGAGTATCTTTAGTCCATTGAACGGATCAGGTTCCCAACCTTTTTCTATCATGTCCTCTTGAGACATCTTCCCATTATAATATAACCACTTGTCTTTCAACAGAGTCTTTTGTGCAAACTCAGCACGTTTGAGTTGCAGTTTAGAAGTTGACAGAAGTTCTAGATATTTTGCGTGAAGCATAGGTGTGTTCTTAGATGCTTCATCTAGTTGCATATTGTTAATCTGACAGTCCTGCTGCCACATCTCATGTATGTTCTTCAAGTCAATCATGCTTATATTATATCATAAAAAAAGTATTTAGTAAAGTAAAAATTACGATGGAACCCAATAAATTTGTAGACTGCCCATATTTGCACCACGTCTAGCAAACTTTGCAGAAACAGTAACACTAGAACCACTCAGAGTAAATTCTGGAGTTCTCATCCAATAATAACCTATCTGAGTCGTTGACTGCCCTGCAACATGAGTAAAGAATTGGGCACCTGGACCTGGATTACCTCTGATCCCTGTACCGTTTGATGCTGCAAATAATCCATTACCCGAAGGATTGCCTGAGGTACAGTTCCATCTCCCTTGAAAAGCATTACTGTAAGGCACACTGACCCAATCACTTGAACCAATATCATTATAACCATCGAAGTTATATCCATGGTTAGAAGTACATTGCCAACCACTTAAATCACTTGATGATGCTATATTTATGTTCCCAAGATTAGTGATCGATATACCCACCATTTGTAAAACGCCACGATCTGCTGTACCAGAAGTAGAACCCTGAGAATATCTCCAAGCAATTCTACCTGTTCTTTCACTGCTCGAAATACCAGATAGAGATCTAGATATTGTACCAAAAGCATTACCGCCAGATATGTTTGTAGCATATCCATAGTTTGACCATCCATTCGAAAATGAAAATGGCGTTATGTAAGTGCTTCCTCCAGTGACTGCATAAACTTGCCCATAACCAGTCTGACTATAGAATGGGATGCTGTAATAAATCCAGTCCCCAACCTGTGCAGAAGATGAGGTTGTATTTACACCAGAACTTCCGATAGATGAATAAGACTGATTCCATATTTGTGGACTTCCACCAGATACTGATGATGCTTGATCTGTACCTGTAATAAGAGAACCAACTGTATATACTGGAGGTTGGGAAGTATCAACAACTGTGACTGTAAGACTTTGACTCTGTGATGTTAGAGTCATGGTTTCATCACCTTCAGTTGTTTGGTCACTCGCGAAAGTGAAACTTGCTGTTCCAACATTATTATTAATTGTAAAATTACCCGACAAAGAACCCGAACTCAGGTCAGCAGATGAAATACCTGATACACTGTATGCAATCGTTGTACCATTAGCAACGTTCGTTGTGGTCATCGTAAAGGTTACACTCTGACCTTCGTTTCTACTGCTATAATTTCTCGATAGAGTATATGTTGGATTTGTACTCGTATCGTTTACTGTAACATTAACCGTTTGGTCTTGACAAGTAAATGTCATCGTTTCTGCACCTTCAGTGGTAGCATCAGCAACAACATTAATCGTGACAGAAGCGACGTTATTCGAAACTGTCATGTTACCTGTCAGACCTTGAGTAATATCAGCAGCAGATATTCCTGTGATAGTATATGGGAACGTTTGACCGTCTGGATATCCAATGGTGTTTGCACTGAAAGTAACAGAACCACCCTCGTTTACATTTGATGCATTTGCTCCGAGTCCGCCACCAGCACCGTCACCAAATGTTTGTAGATTTAATGAAATATCTGCAGAGTCAGTCGCGATAGATAACCCATCGCTCAGAGTAACGAAAATTTTACCAGTCTTCGTACCAGTATATCCACCGCTGATACCAGAAGTCGATAAAATACCGCCACTATCAGTTTGCTCGAAATCGAGTGAACTATCTGTCCAGTTTGGTGGATAAAAAGTATATGTTGGTGTTAAGAAATTTACCTGATCGAAATCACTTTCATTCAAAGTAAACTGAATAGAGTTGTTGTTACTATCTAAATCATAACTATCCGAA